AGAAACGCATACGTGCACGCCAGCCAGCCTTTGGATCCTTACGGTGCATCTCTTCTGCCCAGTCACGACCCTCAGTGTCCATAGTGTCTACAGCCTTACGACGGTAGTCCTTTGGGTTGGTGTGCTCCTTAACAACTAGAGCAAGGCCACGCTCAGGCGAGTAGCTTGGGCTGTCCTCATCTAGCTCCTCAATGAAGCGAATCTTTACTGACTGACCATCAGCAAGCTTTAGCCAACGAACCTTGGCCTTTGTCTCATCATACTTTGGCTTATCAAGTAGTGCATTGATATTCTTTAGCCCTTTTACAACTCCCATAATATTTTCTCCTATAGTCTATTTATATTTTTGGTTTTTTAGTTTAGCATGGCAGCTATAGACTTGTCAAACGATTGGTCCAAAGATTTTATCGCTGAGTCGTCCATATCACCAATATCTTTATATTGTTTATCTAGTTTGATAACAGTAATACGTGGGCCAAGACGTTCAACAATCTTGTCCTTCATATTACCGCCTGCTTCATCATTGTCTGCAATAACAATTATGCTATTGAAGTATTTTTGTAGTAGGTCTGTTTGGTATCTAGATACGTTTGCACCTAGTGTTGCTACCGCTGGGAATCCACACTGGTCTAGTCTAATGGCATCGAATGATGACTCTACAATGTAGACACTATTAGATGCCTTAACTCTGTGCAGATTAAATAAAACTTTGCTCTTTGGAAGTCCTGGAGTGTTCTTAAACTCTTTGCCCTCAATAGATCTTCCAACAAACCCAACCTCTATTCCGTCTGGAGAATGAACTGGAATGGTTACCATGTCTTGCTTTTCAGAGTAGCCAAGCTTAAACTTTTTTACAGAGTCTTCTGTAATCTTTCTGTTGGCATAATAAGACATTGCCCTATCTGATTCAAGTGCTTGAGAGTTAAGTCTATCAATCATTGCCTTGTCATACTGGACATAGTCTGGTTTTTCGACAAGCTGCTTAGCTACAGAGTCTAGAATGGAAGACTCTTGCTCTTTGCTCTTGATGTACCTGGCTGATTCAAAATATGTCCTGCCAGAAGTATGCATAATTAGCTCAATAAGATCGCATACATGGTGACATGAGAAGCAAAAGAAAAGACCTGTTGTCTTGTCTACCTCTCCAGCTGGAGTACGGTGGTTGCCATGAAATGGACAGAATAGAATATAGTCAGAGTCTACCTCAGACTCAATGCTTAGACCTGCTCCTTCGAGAACTCTGCGGATTTGTTCTGCTGTATAAAGATTGGTCTTGTTTCGTCTACTCCTGATATCCATTCGCTCTTCTTCTTACCTACGTATACTCCATAAATACTTAATTCAAATTCAAAATACTGTTGCTGTTCATTATATCTTAGCGTAAAGTCTGGGTTAATGTCAAATCTTGGTGCATATCCTGTCAGTCTCATTTCTGTCATTAGAAGCCTAATGTATTCTGCCTTCAAACGAATGAATGCAGAGTCGTCATGAATGTTACCGCTGAGGCCAAACCTCTTGATCGGCTTGTGGTGCAAATTTAACATATAACATTATAACTACTTATCTTCAAAGTCCTTATAGTGATACCAGCCTTTATCGAAATCAACCTGAACCAGAAACTCGCCCATAAATCCATTACGGTTCTTTCTAAATACACACTCAATAATGTCAGAGTTTGTACCACGACCCAAAGCAAGCACCCAGTCAGCATCGTAAGCAATCTGACGAGACCAGGCAGTCTGACCAAGTGTAGGCACAGTATCTAGCTTTGTAACGTCATCTGGCGTTGCTGATGAGATAGAGATGATAGGAACCTCTTCTGAGATAGCCATAAGCTTGAGCTCACGAGACAGGTTCTTCATACGTACCGTCTCGTTGTCTGCCTTTTGGTTTGGAGACATAAGCTGCAAGTAGTCAACCACAACAAAGTCAGGCTTGTATTGATCAATCTTTCCACGAAGCACTGATGGCGTAATGTCTCCACCAGTATCATTAGAAATAATGTGAAACTCTGGCTTACCCTTAAGGGTCTTTTCGTGCCAACGCTTTAGATCTTCAATATCAATCTGACCGTTAGACAGCTTCCTGTGTGACCAAAGTCCTTCACCCATAATTGCAAATACACGGTTACGAACTTCTGTTTCGCTCATCTCAAGGCTGATAACCATGGGAGACTTACCTTGCTTCCATGCCTGTACCGCAAAATATAGGGACAGCCATGACTTACCAATACCTGGATACGCAAGCATAACTCCTAGCTGGCCTGGCATAATTCCTGCAGGCAGGTAGTTGTCAAAGCCTGGCAAGCCAGTCTTAATACCAATAGTACCAAGCTCTTGCTGCTTCTGTACGTTTTCATAGTATGCAATTGCAGACTCTAGATCTGTAACGTCAATATCACGAATGACAGAGGTATTCTTCTTTAGCTCTGATGTCTTTGTAATCAAAGACTCAAGTACCTGAACCCCCTTTCCATTCTGCACATCTGTTGCAGCAGATACAAGGATTTCCTTTAGGCTACCCTCTAGGTATGCAACCTGTAGTTCTTCAAGATGGTGCTTCGTAGCTCCAACTCCAGGAACTGGAGCAAAGTCACGAAACTTTTCCACAACTAGGGATGCTGGTGGAACTGCACCATTAATCTCAGCATACCTACGAATGAACTGCCAGATGTCGCCATGGGTCTTAAGCAAAGACTCTACGTTTGCCTGTAGTAAAACGTGAAGCTGCTTGTCCTCTAGTACTGCAGAGATTACTTTGTCTTCTACGCTAGTCACTTAGCCACGCCCTTGCTTTCTTTCTTCGTTCTTGTCGTTCAATGCTGTCTTCTTGAAGCCTGCTCTTTGCCTCAATCATGTTATCAATCTGGTTGGCAAAATGCTTCCAAGATGGCGATGGGTACACTTCAAAGTAATACTCTAGCATCTCATAGCATTTTTGTAAACCAAATGAGTCAATGATTGCATCTGCAGCCCAGGCTTCTGCCCAGCGGTTTAAGTTTGGCTTTACGTTGTACTTGAATTGGTAATGCTTTTCAAACTTACTTAGCAAAGCCATTTGGTCTTTGCGTTCAGCCATTTACTTTGCCTCTACCTCAGCAGAAGCTTCCTTTACCTTATCAGCAAGCTTGTCCTCAACAAACTTGTAGACACGCTCAAACGCATCGTTGGTGTTCTCTCCCTCACGCTTATTGTCTGATACCTCAAGATCAATGCGTAGCGACTGGAAGTTGCCTAGATTAAGAGTATAGCCTAGTGCTACACGTACTTTAGTCTCTTCGTTATTCATACCCGTTTTCTTTCTCTTAAATTGATTCAGACCATACTGGAATGAATCGACCATCTTCGGTCCTTGTATAAGTCAGTATACCATCACCCATACGCCGTGTCAACTCTTGTGGCGAAGGTGTTATATCATTTGTAATTAGCTTGTCCTTACGGGGTCTTCCCATATGGTAGGAAGCAAGTATATCACGAATATCACGAACTTGCGACTCTGAATAATAACTTCTTACCTGCCATCCAGTAGCCCCGCCCTTCTGAGATCCTGTTGGATGTGGAATTATACCACGCTTCATTAAGTTTGGCAAGTACTTCTTATGTCTATTTACTAGTTGTGCCGTTTCTCCAACAGTGTAAGCACGCTCTCTATTTCTTTTAAAGTCTGAAATCAAACAGCTTTCAAGCTGATCTTTGGTTATGTTGTACACAGACATAATCCCATTAGACTTGTTTAGATGGTGTATACGAACCAGATCACCATTCAAAAACCAAACCTTTTTGCTACCAGGAATTACTGGTGCATTATTGTAAGACTCCATGTCTACTAAAGCCATTAGAAATCCTAGTTAGGTACACCTACGGCAATAAGATTAATTCCAACAGATGCTGTACCGCTGGTTCCAAACTTAACAACACCCTCTACTCTAGAAGTTGTAATTAGCTTGATGATCACCGAAACATCGCTACCTGCTTCTGTACCAGAAATATTTACAGGAGTTGCAGTAACGATAGGTGGATACTTAAAGTCAGCACCTGGGAAATTATATGCAAAATCAACAGAGGATCCAGCTGTCACGTTGCTATTTGGTGCGAGCTGTTGGTAGCCACCAACAATTCTGCTATCAGTAATCTTGACATCTTGACGACCAACGTTTGCTGCAGGTGTCTCAATAGATACAAATTTATTTGCTGAGTATGCGGCCTGCAAAGATAGCTGATTAACAGCATTAGCTAGCTGATAAATATAAGTTAGGTCTAGTGGTTGACCACGCTCTGGTACTGGAATGTTTGCCATATTTTTCTCCTAAGAAATTATACCAGAGGAATCACTTCTGATTCATAGATTTTAATTGAGTTATTGATCTGCTTTTCCATACTTTCTACCTGTATCAGGTACTGGAATGACTGAGTACCCTGGCTAATTAGAGAGTAGTTTGTAGTAACAGATCTTCCGCTATAAGCATAATCTCCATCATCAAACTTAACAAATACATCATATGCAGATCTTGGCTCTGGATCGCTCCAAACAATTGAGATAACCCTACCTGATACTAACGCATCTGCATCTACCTGAGTAACAGTATTTCCAGAAACTAGGAACATTGGGGACCACTGAGAATACCTGTTTCTGTCATCCGTAATAATCCTATACCTAAGTATGTATTGGTTTTCTGAGTTAACTGCAGGAAGCTCTTGCTTTGGAACAACTACATTCTTGATTCCTGGAGTTGCCACTACTCTACCCCCACAGATATTCTAAACTCAACAAAGTTAGATGTATTTGCAAGCTTGATTATTGGTAGTGCACCGTCCGACTTAACAACAGAATATGCTGTAAGACCATATAGCGGGTTATTTGTAGAAAGGTTTTCAAGCCTGAGGGCATCTAGTGCGACGTAGAAGTCATCAGTAGCTACACCTTCGCTTTCAATAGATGCATACACCCTAACTGTAGTAACAACATCCCAGTTAAAACCTGGAGTATATTCAAGGTCTTGAAGCTGCCTAGAAACCACGATATACCTATTACTATCAAAATCAACAGCCAGGTCTCCGTTACCGTCGAAACCAAGGTTGTCTATATCAATCGATAGCTTTGCTGATTCTCCAGACGACGATGTGTCTGAAGAAGAAAATTCTAGCAAGAGCTTTACGTTATCTGGATTAGTTGTAAAGTCAACATCTTTATTCACAATTGAAAATGCTAAACGCAGCTCATCTGTTG